GTTCCTATCTTAGGGTCCTGCGAAGCAAGGAATGGGGGTTAACCGATCCCTAGCCGTTTACCACATTCGTCTTCGAAAGTGAAGATGTAGGATGGTGCAGGTGTCTTTGGATAAAATCGGCGGGTACGGTGTACATACCGACTGCCGTACGCGACGTCGCTTGTCTCAGGGTGAGACTGGAAGCTGTCGTCGTCCGTCCTACGGGGATCATAGTTCAATAGGTTATATGAACTCCTCCCGGACGGTTTGTAACTGGAACGATCCCCTCCGTAGCATTTTTCCATATGCCATAGGAGTAGAGACCGCCAACCAAGCGTCTTGCGACGCTCCGACACGACTCCATACCCATCGAACACCGGATGTCCGTAGTCCGGATTCTCGATGGCCCTGGTAGGGCCAACAAAGCCTTTTGCCTTTTTGGGGCGAGGCTTATAAGGGCGTGAGTCAACCGTTATCTTCTTCGTCGCCCAAGCTCGATGCGGGGTTATGAAAACCCCCGACCGAGTATCCGTATTAAACGGTACAAGGCGAAGTTTGAGGGTCACACACTTTTCTGTTAACCAGTCCCATAGGGGCCCTGGAGGTGTGCAAGCAATCAAACCGTTCACGACATGTGACCAACCGCTTTTATCCGTTTCCAACGGACATTCACGGAGGTAAAAAGGCGTAACTAACTGCCCTTTATAATAGTCACATCCACAAGACTCTCGGAAGCGAGACTCGGGGTTAGAGAAAGATTTCTCCTCGTTAATCGTGAAACCGATGAAGCGAAGCAACTGTACCAAGTCAGGTACGAGGTGAGACTCAAGAATGATATCATCACCATAGACGGAATACCGTTGGGAACCAACGGCCCGGCAAGCTGCTGTGAAGAAAAGCGTCTCAAGCGTAAAGGTATATCCATTTCCCATCGAGGAAAATTTGGCATAGGATCCATAGCCAAGTGAGCCGCTATAAGAAGAAGACCGGAACGCGTCGAAAACGCGAAACCAGTCAGATGAGAGCAACCAGGCTACTAGGTTGTAGCTAACCAAGTCACTCGCCATCCTCAAGTCGATGGTGGCAAAGGTCCCGTCAATGGAACCGATCCGGGCCAACTCTTGGTTCATCTTCTGGGAACTCAAGTCGATACCCCACTTCCTCAGCTTCCTTTTCAAGAAGCTATCCAGCGCGAGCTGGAACGGGAGAGCGTGGGTCGGCTCCTTCGCAATTGTGCGATGAGTTTTCC